TTAATCTCTAGTAATACTCAAAACAGCGGTTGTTTTTAAGGAGTTTTTGCTATCCTTACCGATTGTGATCCAATCAGCAGCACTAATTAAACCTTCTATTTTGTTTTCTTCATCTTGTTCAGAAACTTTTCCATCCTCGAAGTTTCCTTTGAAAATACAATCTAAGTAATAATGATCATCGTTACTTGCCATTAATGATGATTGATATTTCCATGCAATAATGTACGTGTCCTCAGTAATTTCAATAGTAGTACCGTCTATTAAATTTATCTTTATAGCCATGTTACCGCCTCCCTTAGCTTTTATTATAGCAAAAGTAAGGCCTTACAAAGCATCTTGGGATAAATTACTAAAGAAACGTAGGATATTTACTATGTGCTCAAAAAAAGCCTGTAGCAGTTTATATTGGAGTACTTGATAAATTATCCAAGAATCAAAGTATTTGTTTTAGATGAGGAGATAAAGCTATTTAAAACAAACCTTTTTAAAAAATAATATACAAAAAGGACTTTGAGTGATTGATCATTCAAAGTCCTTTATTTCTAACGAGTTATGATAATTAAAAAAATCGCAAAAAAGATAACATCCAGAATGGCCGACCATTCGTACCATTTATCTGGTTTATTAAATTCTACTGTGTTATGCCCTCTTCTATGAGGGTACCACGACGGATATTCTTTTTTGGACATATTCTTCATTTTGCATCTTCTCCTTATTATCTACATCCATTATATCGAGATTGTTTAAATTATGCCACCATAAATCAAAAATGCAAGTTTTATTAAAAAGAAAGGGCTTGCATTTTAATAAATAAGGAATATAATTTCATTTATTATCCGTTGAGCAATATAAGAATAAATGATGGAGGTAGACAAATGAAATATCGTGTAATGTTAAATATTGAATCTCAATTGTTTACTGTTGAAGACAAAGACAAACATGTTTCTGCAGACGGCAAAACAATTGAAGAAGCTGTAAGCAAGCTTAAGACTGCTTAAAATGGGGACAGTCTTTAAATTAATCAAAAAAAGTTAGGTCATCTATTTTTAATAGAATAGGTGACCTAACTTTTTATATTGTATTTGATTAAACTTTATAAAAAATCTTGGTATTTTTTAATTCAAATTTGAAGTTGAATCGCTCTCAAAAATATCGGACAATGTAGAAATTAAATTAGGACCGAGTGTGGGGGAGTTTTTATGGAGCAAGATTTAAAAATTCAAGCGGCCTTATTAGAATTGCTAGAGCATGAACCAATTGCAGAAATCACAATTTTTGAGATTGCCGATAAGAGTCAAATTGCGCGTAAGATTATTTTTGAAAAATACAGAGATAAATATCAAATTTTACAAGCAATCGAGGATGATATCTTTATTCGCTTGGATCAAGCCAAAAAAGATACTTATCAGATTGATATACATGAATTTGACAGGGATGATAGAATTCTAAAAATTTTTAAATTAGTGTATGAAAACAAAAAAGTGATAAGTCTCTTATTGGGGGACTTTGGGGATCCTCGTTTTCATGAACGTTTTATCGCTTATTTGGCACAGAAAGGTCTTAAAGTAATTGAAGATTCTAATGAGTTCAATGGTTTAGATCAGCGTCAAAAAGAACTATTGATACAATACATTTCGTCTGCTTTAGTAGGTCTGATTGCTTATTGGACCAAGCATCCAGAGATGACAGTCGAAGAATTATACAACTTTTTTAAAGAGCTGTTTCTGAATGGTATTACTAGTTTGACGGCAAAATAAAAGCCATTAGTCAATTGACTAACAGCTTAAGGATTTTTATACGAAGCGAACTACGAGGACTATACCCTCAATGGTCAAAATGCCTTAATAGCAATAGGTACAAGGGCTACAGCCTACTAAAATATATCCGTGACACACTCGTGACACACTTTAAAAATTAACGAATTTAGCTAGGTTGTTAACCGTATCTAATTGTGTTTTAGTAGAGATGTGCCAATAGACTTTCATTATCTGAGATGTATCAGAATGTCCAAGTTGAAGTTGAACAGCCTTGATACTTGATCCAGATTCAAGCATGAGCGAGCATGCTGTATGTCTGATTCCGTGGACGTTAATACGTTTCAACTCATCTTTATGAGTTTTATTGTATTCATCGATAATGAACTGTAGCCATTTGTTGATTTTAGTTAAGCTAAGTAATTTATTTTCTGTGTTGGGAAATAATAGCTGGTTAGGTTCAGTATCGATATTATATCCACGAGCAAGCATGCCTTTTCTTAGAAATGAAATCCAAGATTTAAGAATCTTCAAAGTTTGCTCATCAAGTCCAATGGTTCTAATTGAAGTTTTAGTTTTTGGCGTGTCAATGATTGGTGTATTGTCGATTCCACGACTGACGGACTTATTGATTGATAAAGTCTTATTCTTAAAGTCAACATCAGAAATCTGTAAGGCTAGTAATTCGCCTTTACGCATACCCGTGAAGAATAGCACTCGAAATGCTGCAATAGCTTTCTGGTTATGATCAGAATATGTCTTATAAAGTTGGTCAAAGAATTTAGTTGTTTCTTCTTTAGTCCAAAAGTTTAAAGGCTTATTACTAACCTTAGTTTTCTTTCTTGGCATGATAATTAAATCCATTGGATTCTCAAAGATGATTCTTAATCGAATAGCTTCTTTAAAAACCATGCTTGCGTAGTATTTAATCATCTTAAACGATGAGAACTTTGAAGACCACTTATTAACCGCTTTCTGGCACATAGGAGCGGTTATTTTTTTTACCTTGAACTTTCCTAATGCGGGTATGATGTGGTGCTTAACACGATTTAACGTGCTTTCCTTAACCGTGTTCTTGTACGAATCAAGAAAGTAACCATAAACATTCTTATAAGTTAAATCGTTATCAGTTGAATATCCGTGATTATCAATCTCGGACAACTTAGCATTTAAGAACTTTTGACATTCAGCTTTAGTCCTGAAACCACGCTTAGTAGTACGTTTTACTTTCTTAGTTAATGGGTCAATGCTACTAGGGTAGACACATCTCCACAATTCTTTACCTGATTTGATTTTATATTTTGTAATTGTTGCCATTTTTAATCCTCCAAATTTAGCGTGGGAGCATAAATTTTAGAGTTTAAACAGGCATCACCTCCTTAATTTTGGTAAAAATAAATAAGCCTAGCGTGAGACTTAGTTTATTTTCGATGATTATTAATGTGGCATTAGTGAATATATAGATCCAGCAAATAGAATTAAAAAGAAAGCAATTCCTATAATTGGATGTCCAGAAACAAAGAAGGCAAAACCACCTATAAGTCCAACCATTCCTAGACAACCTCCGAGAGCTTGATCGTTATCAGCTTCTTTTTTTCCGTTGGCCACACGTCTTTGCATTTCTTGTGGGGTAATAGTTTGGTTATTTTCTTGTTTAGCGGTTGTTTTTCTTTCATTTTTTAAATGAGCCGTAAATCTGAGCTTTAATGAGACAGGTTCAAAAAATTGCTTTACACTTTGAGTGCCGTCTTCATCAGTGATAACTTGCTTATATTTGCCCCCTTGTGGAATCAATGTCAAATTATATTTTTGGTCTAACGTGCTTTTTACATCTTCATCCATGTCCACATATCCAAAATCAATATTAGTTCCATTGTTAAAGTTGCTTGTTAGAAAAAGTTTGTTATCCTTAACATTCGGAATTAACCCCATTGTAACGAATCCTAAACTGTCTAGTTGATACACCTTTTCTCCAAAAGTTTGTTCTTTAATATCATTATTAGACATGCCATCAAATAGTGACTCAGGCTCACTATCTTTTAAATACCGAGTCCATTCTGAAAGAAGTTTAGGCAAGTTGTCATTAGTTACGACAGTTTTTTCAAAATCGCTGCTCATAATATTTCCCCCATAAAAACATATTTTATAAATTCAGTATATCAGAAGAAAAGGGATAGAAATTAAACAGCAGCCATTTTATTTCTAACAACATACTCGTATTGAAGAGGTATACAGAATTGTTGAATGAACATAATATAACTATTAAAGTGAATATCATTATCACGGCAATACTGTAGTAGTAAATCTATGGCTACTTTATTAGCAGCACTTTCAGCATTAATTTTTCCCACACTAGACTTGTCATACGTATAGCAAGAATCACCATTAAGCATATGACCAATCTCATGAGCCACCACCATTGGTAGTTCCTCTTGCTTGTACCAATTCGTATTAATAAACATCATGTTACGTTCTGGAATAGCCACGGAGGGCCAGTCTGAATCTAGACCGTTTAGAAATTCAAATCCTATGTGATGATCTAGTGCGTAATTCAATAAATAAGTTGTAACATCGCTCATACATTATTTTCCCCCATCTAAGATACGTCTAATCATTTCTAATTCTTCTGGTGGTATTTCTCTACCACCATAACTCATGATGGTGTAGTCGTCTTGCATAGCATCTTTAATGTCTACTTTTTTAGACTTAGAACTAGTACTTGGATCATCAGTCTTTCCCAAAAGGTAATCCACAGATACGTGTAAAACATTAGCTACCTTAGATAGGCTTTCAGTACTAGGCGTCTTAGTTTTCCAATGATATATGGAATTTGTGCCTAAGCCAGCTTTGTCATTTAGTTTTGTTAGGGAATACCCCTGTTCTTTTGAAACTTTTTTAATTCGTTCAAACGTTGTCATAACAATGTTCTCCATAAGTTTGACGAATTTAATTAGCACAAATGCGTAAATGTACTTGCAAAATTAGCATTTATGCGTAATAATTAATTCATCAAGTAATTGAGCAACAAAAACACACGACCACCGATACAATGCTTTGGCGAGAATTGTGGTAGTAGTAGGTCTTTCATTGCTTATTTAGTATGTCTTCATATTAGCACCTGTGCTAATTAAGGTCAATAACTTGATGAAAAAATAACAGTAAAGGGGTTGATTACATGCCAGAACAACAATTCGCAAAGGTAGCACATGACATTGAACGATCAATTAAGATTGCATTGCTTAATCGAGATATGACTCAAAAAGAGTTAGCTGAATTGATTCATGCTAATCCACAACAGTTGAATAGAGCTATTAAAGGTGACATGACACCTAAGTCACGTGAGTTACGTGAACAAGTTGCACGAGTTTTAAATCTATAAAAAAGAAGGCAAGAAATAATGAACGATTTAGTAATTATGAAAGATCAACAGGCAGTGACAAGTAGCTTACAAGTTGCAGAGAATTTCGAAAAGAGTCACAAGCATGTTTTAGAAGCGATTGATAACAAAATTCAATCAGCCGAAAATTCGGCCGATTACAAAAAGATGTTTTGCGAAGGAACTTATCAAGATACTCGTGGAAGAAATCAAAAAATGTACTACATGAATAGAGATGGTTTTACTTTCATCGCTATGGGATTCACAGGCTCTAAAGCAGATACATTCAAACTCAAATACATTGAAGCTTTTAATCAGCTTGAAAATGAACATAAGCAACACCAAATTGACACAGAGGAATTAAGCCCAGAACTTAAAATGTTCAATCAAATCTTTAAATCAGTGGCCAATCAAGAGTTAGAGAATAAGAAACTTAATCATAAAGTTGATAATATCGCTGAAATTGTTTCATTGAACACAACCGATTGGCGTAAGACATCTCAATCAATTATTAGAAAGATTGCTTTAGCTCAAGGTGGTTATGGAGCTTACAAAGAAGTTGCTAGTGATGCCTACGCTGAAACGGATAGACGTGCTGGATCTAACTTGAAGACTAGACTTACTAATTTACGTAAGAATATGGCATTAGAGGGTGCTTCAAAGAGTAAGCGAGATAAGGCCAACAAGCTTGATGTAATTGAAAACGATAAACGTTTAAAAGAAATCTATATGTCTGTAGTTAAAGACTTCGCTATTAAAAATAAAGTTTGGGAGAACGAATACTAATGGAATCCACACAAACAAGACAGCCAGGGCTAAACGATGAACAATTTAGCGAGCTAAAGAAAATCGTCGTTCAAGTTGTATCACGTAAATGGCTAAGAACTAAAGACTTACCAGGCTATTTAAATATGGCTGATAGCACAATTAGAGAAGTCTTGCCAGGATTACCATTTCATACGGTAGGCACAATAAAACTTTATGATCCGAACGAAATTGACGAATATATTAAATCATTATAAAAAAACAAGCGTGGGAGTATAAATTTTATGAGAAGTATTCCAGTACCAATGATTATATGGTTACCAATCTTAGTCTGGTTCGTGACTTACCAGCTTACTAAGACTGGTGGATTAAAAAACTGGTTAAAGAAGTATACAGATTTCTATATGTAAGGAGGGATGTTATGAGTGCATTAAAAAAAGCCATCTCATGTGGTGATGAGATAACTTTATTGAATTGTGGAAGATACCAGCCCTATGAACTGGTTAGTAAGTATGGAACTAAGCTAGATTTACCAGATAGCTATACGGTTATTGTTCTGAAGAATAGTCAGGTGGCAAATGACTTGCTTTAGCGGTTTCAATAGCTGTGAAGAAAAATTATATCAGAGGAGGTGTCTTATGAATATTGATGGAACTTTATTTTTACTAATATTAATAATCAATATATTAACGCTAATTGCTCTTATTAAAATTAGTAGAAAATGATTTGAATTTTGAAAAATAATTAATATGTTGCTTTGTTGTTACCTTAATTGTACTAGGAAAAGTGTCGACAAAATATGAAAAATATTCTGAGTCGTCAGATTTCAAGTACGTAGATTCGTCGAATGGACAACTTTCATCATTGTTTAAACTATTGGATAAATTCATATTGTTTATCGGCGATGTATAAGGGTTTAGTCCGGGGATAAAATCCTTAGCATGTTCCATTTCCCATTTTTTTGCATTTAGTGAATTCTGATATTTTCTAAACTGTTTAGGGCTGAAACCATTATCTACAATTTTTTTGCCAGCATTATCAAATAAGGTAATATCTGTGATTTTTATTGGCTTGGTAGATATATTCACTATTTCAAATGATATATTGTTGTGTTCACAAATCTGATCAACTTTTAGGTTTATAAGGTCAATTGCGTAGTGATTAAACCGCCAAGTATAAATGTATGAACCAATAGCTACAAGTAATGCAAGTACCCCGATGATGGTATCCCAAGATATTGTGAAATCCATTTTTTCACCTCTTTCCGTCAAAAATTATATCAAAGGAGCAAACATATGAATAACAATATTCGAATTAAAACAGATGATGACTACAATCCAATCGGTGATACTGAACCATATGACACTTATGTGGACGATAAATTAACAGGAGATGAACCACGTGAATTATAAAGAGTTTAGTGAATTACTATCCGAACACAAAAAGATAAATAGAACTATTGAATACACTGAAACCTTAATCGATGAACAAAGACAACTCCAGGCAAATGCTGAGAGTCGAGACGATGAGGAGGCATACAGCAATTGTATTTTAAGACTGCAAGTCACGAACAGCCGTTATAAATCTGAGAATGATGACATTGAAAGCAAGCTAATTAAAGCGTTCCAGGAGGCTAACCATGAATATCAATAAAGACGTGTTAGCGATTGAGAATGCTTTAGATGAGTTCGTTCGAATCGGCGAGGAAATTGGACGTAAGTCAGAGCAGATTGAAGCATACGAAGCCAAGAAGTATGTGGAAAATGTCCAAGGGATTGAGAATGAATCAATAACCTATCACATCGAGCGTTTAAAGCATCATCGAGATGATTTGATGATTGATAAGGCTAGAGCCGAAAAGAATGTTAGAGAAGCGTTTGACCATTACTACGCTTGAAGGGAGGTGAGAGAGTGACAATCAGTGAACGAGTGAATCAGATAATCATGGCATCGATTCACTACCGAAATAGGCAATTGGTATTTAGGTGGTGTATGTCTGAACACAATAGGCACAAGTACATATCGGCTGCTCAAGATTTAGAGCAAAAGAAAAACGCCCTGTTGACGGCAATCAGCAGAGGCGCATACATTAACTAGTTATTAGTTAAATTATACCACGAGAGGGGAATGAGTTTAATGGCAACTTTATATGATCTAACAGGCAAGTATCTACAGTTAGCTGAGCTTGCGGAAGAAACAGACCCACAACTATTCAGTGACACGATGGACAGTATCACAGATGCAATCGAAGACAAAGCAGTCGGATATGCAAAAGTCGATAAAGAGTTAGCAAAAGATGAGAAAGCTCTTAAAGAAGAAGCTAAACGATTTTCGGCACGTGCTAAGACTATCGCTAACAATCGTAAGAACTTAAAGCAAAGCTTGCAAAACACAATGGAATTGACTGGAACAGAAAAGATTAAAACTCCTGAATTTACTATTTATATTCAAAATAATCCACCAGCTCTTAAGATTCCTGATGAGAGCCAGATTCCAGCTTATCTAACTAAGACTAATATCGTTCCAGATACGACCAGAATCAAAGAATTATTGAAGAAAGGAACCGAAGTCCCAGGAGCTGAGCTAGTAACTGGGTCATCGGTAAGGTTTAGATAAGTGACATTACATTCAATGAAAGATGTTTCTAAAACGGATAAATTTCGAGTCGCAATTTATGGAAAACCCGGAACAGGTAAGACATCAGCAGCTAAATATTTAACAGGCAAATCAATCATTGTCCCGTTTGATAATTCTGAAAAAGTCCTGGGCGGTTTAGATAATATCGAAGCAGAAACATTTGATAAATCGATTCCAACTAAAGAACTAGCAAGATTAGTAACAGAACTACCTAAGGAATTAACGGGATTCAACAACTTGATTTTGGATAACGTATCAGCTTTGGAAAAAGCTTGGTTCATTGAACAAGGTCGAAACTCAAAAAGCGGTATTAGAAACGAATTACAAGATTACTCAGGATGGACAAATTTCTTCATTCGTGTAATCGATTCATTTTACAAGTTACCTATTAATATTCTGGTTACCGCTTGGGAAACTCAAAATGATTTCACTTCCATGACTGGTCAAACATTTGACCAATATAGTCCACAGCTGAGAGATTCAGTTAGAGATACTTTCATGGGATTAACTGATGTAGTTGGTCGTGTGATGGTCAATCCTGATACTGGCAAGCGTGGAGTAATCCTAGAAGGTAACGATGGGATTTATGCCAAGAATCGATTAGATGATAGAAAAGCTTGTGCAATCGAAGACCTATTTAAGTGGGGAACTAAGCCCACAGATGCCGAATGACATTCATTCTTAGAAACTATCAAAACAAACTGATCAATGACTTAAAGAATTCCTTAGTTCACGGTAATCACAATGTAGTGGTTCAATCCCCAGCTGGTTCAGGTAAGACGGTAACGATGGCAGCCATTGCCAAAGGTGCAACTGATAAGCAAAATAGCGTTCTATTCATCGTTCACAGGCGTGAGATTGTTGAACAAGTTAAAAGTACGTTCAAAGCGTATGGAGTGAATATGAAACTCTGCTATGTGGGTATGGTCCAAACGGTAACGAGAAGACTGGAAAAATTAGACAAACCGCAGTTGATACTTGTTGACGAATGCCACCATGCACTAGCTAAATCATACACTCGAATATTTGATTATTTTAAGCAAGCTAACGTTGTGGGATTCACAGCTACACCTATTAGATTATCCGGACAAGGACTATCAAAAGTATTTGATGATTTAATCATTGGTCCAAGTATTGAATGGCTAATAGACAATAACTTTTTAGCACCCTACAAATATTATTCTGTGACCCTCATTGATAATAAGAAGTTGAAGCATAATTCTACAGGTGATTTTAGTTCTAGTTCAATGAACGATGCTTCAAAAAATATTATTTATGGGGATGTTATTAAAGAGTACAAACGTATTGCAAACAACACTAAAACGATTGTTTACACGTACAACGTTGAATCAAGCAAAAAGGTTTCTGATGAGTTCAATAAAGCAGGCTATAGTTCCTTGCAAGTTGACGGAAAAACCCCTAAGAACCTTCGAGAACAGGCTATGAGTGACTTCAAGACGGGTAAGGTAAAAATACTGGTTAATGCTGAACTTTATGGCGAGGGAGTAGATGTTCCTGACTGTCAAACAGTGATCATGTTAAGACCTACCGAGTCGTTATCACTATTTATTCAACAATCAATGCGCTGTATGAGATATAAGCCAAAAAAACAGGCGATAATTATTGATCATGTTGCTAACTATGAACGTTTTGGACTACCTGATTCAGAACATAAATGGCAATTGCAAGGTGTCAGGAAATCAAAGAAGAAAACTAATACAGATTCAATTTCTATTCATCAATGCGATAAATGTTTTGGAGTGTTCAAGGCCGGTTTAAAAGTTTGTCCATATTGCGGTGCTAAGTGTGAAATCAAGGAACAAGAAGTAGAAGTAAAAAAAGATGTTGAACTGAAAGAAATTAAAAAGTCAGACAGCTTCACAACTAATTATATTTTGACTAAGAAGCCATCAGAATTAAAAACAATGGCTGAACTCAAGGCTTACCAAAAAGCTAAAAATTACAAGAATGGCTGGACTTACTACCAAGCCAAATTGAAAGGAATAATTTAAATGCGATTTACAACAAACTATTCAAAAATGACAGAATCAAACAATAACAGCAACGAGCCAATGCCAGCCGGTTATTACGAGGCAAAAATCGTAGATGTGATTGAAGGACAACCTACACCAAGCGGTAAAGAAAAAATTCAAGTTCATATGCAGATTCGTGATGATTTAGACCAGGCTCTTCCAAAAACTAATGGTAAACAACACAGACGTTATATTTGGGGCGATATTTGGTTTAGTAACGGTAAAAATCATGATAAGGAGTATATGTTGCAACCGGAATCTTGTCTAAATCTATTGAAAGCTGCTGGATATCCAGAAGGAACACCATTTGAAAACACAGCTAAGAGCCTTGATACGTTAGTAGGTGGTAAAGCAGTGAAAATCAAAGTAGGAATCAATGAGTACAACGGCAAGAAGAGTAACGAAGTTGCATTTTGGGATTACTATAAAACTGACTATCCTATGGATCCTAACCAATCTAAGCCAGTTGACGTTAAAGAATCAGACCTTCCATTTTAATTGTTTGTGAGGTGATTTGAGATGACTAATTTAGTCAATTATGCCTTAGCTTATGCAAAAAAAGGTATGAGCGTTTTGCCAATGCACAATAAACAACCGCTTATAAAGTTTGCCAACCAACCTCCTCTTTCTCAAGAAGAAATTAAACACATTTGGAGTAGATATCCAGATGCACAACTAGCATTAAGAACAATTAATTTCTTTGTGATTGATATAGATGAACACGATGGTGGTGCTGATGGGTTTAAATCTATTGATGAGTTTAGTCATAAAGATTTATTAGTTCCAACGCTTTCTCAAAAGACTGCTGGTGGTGGAAGACAGTTATTTTATTTAAAACGTGATGATATCTGCGTTAGGCAAAATATTGGCTGGTTACCAGGCGTTGATGTAAAAGCCCACCCTAACAATTATGTAGTAGTAGCACCATCAGAACGAAATTCAAAGTTCTATGAGTGGGAAAATCATAATCCTATCGTTACGGCCAGTAGAGAGCTGATTCAGCTTATTAACCAAAGAGATAACAATTCAAACTACGATCCGTCAAAAATAAATTTGAATGGCAAGAAGACACTAACTACTGATTTGTTTGAAACTATCGTAAATGGTTTTGGCTCAAAGGGTAGCAGAAATAACGATTTAACTAGTTTTGTGGGTGGTTTGCTGTTCAGAAACGTTGATGCTAGTGTTACTTATCAATTGGCAATGCAAGCTAATGAGAATACAGATGAGCCTTTACCAGATAAAGAATTTAATAGAACGTTTGAGTCGATTTTAAATAAGGAACTCAGAAGAAGGGGGGCAAATGTTTGAGTGTTGAAGAAAAGGTTAAGAAACTCCAAAAGGTTCAAGAAGAAGAAAAGGTAACATCATTCCCTTATCCATTCCTGCTTAATCAGTACAGTAAGCCTAAAGCAAACAGCTTGAAAAATGTCGGTTTAATTCTTGAACGTGATCCAATGCTTAAAGGCACATTCGCCTTCAATGAATTTACTCATGAAATCGAAATTCAAAAAGACGTTAAACAATTAAATATTGAAAAGGGTCAGATGAAGGACGATTATACACCAGCTTTAATGTGGTACATGGAAAGTAAATTTGAGGTTCTATTTCCTAAAAATTTAACTGAAATGGCAGTAATAAATGAAGCACGCAGCCATAGCTATAACCCTATGAAAGATTATTTGGAAGATTGCTATTCAAAGTGGGATAAGAAACCACGTCTCGCAGATTTTTTACCAACGTTTTTAGGAGTTGAAAAGTCGGACGTGACCACCCTCCAAACTAAGTTATTTTTAGTTGGAGCCGTGACAAAGGTTTTTAATCCTAAAGCTAAATTTGATTATGTTTTAGATTTAGCTGGTGGGCAAGGTGCTGGTAAAACAACCTTACTTAAAAAGTTAGCTAACGGCTGGTATACAGATCAGTTTTCAGATTTTAAAGATAAAGATTCTTACGTAAATATGCTGAGAGCGTGGATTGTTAATGATGATGAAATGACTGCTACAGCGAGAAGTAGTTTTGAGGATTTAAAGAAGTTTGCCAGTGCTGAAAAGCTTGAGTTTCGTAAAGCCTACGGACGTAATACCACTAACGAGTATAAGAATTTTGTTTTAGCACGTACCACCAATCAGGTTCAATACTTGAAGGATAAAACAGGTTCGCGTAGGTTTTTGCCAAACCTTGTTGATAAGTCCAAGCAAATGCTTCATCCGGTAGAATACTTAGATCAGAACGAGGTTGATCAAGTTTGGGGTGAAGCAATGGACTTATTCCGTGATGGATTCAGTTTTAATTTATCAGCAGCAGAAGAAAAAATGCTTGATGAGCATCGAGAACAGTTTGTTTATATCGAACCGTTTGAAGAACAAATTGATAAGTTCTTGGAAAACGCGAACGTTCAGTTCATTACTAGTTTCGATATTGCTGATCAGGCTTTGGACATAAAAAATCTCGCAACCAACCCTAAAATGGCAAAAAAAATCAAATATGTCATGGATAACAAAGAAGGTTGGGAGTACAAAAGAAAGACAATTAAGGGAATAAAGCGACGCGGATACGTAAAAGTGGACCACTAGGACCACTAAAGGACCACGTACGTGGTCCACTTGAAAGCCTATCATACCAGTGCTTTGACCCCTAAAGGACCACTAGACCACGTATTTTTACTAAAACTTTTATAGTGTGTTAATTATTTAAGGGTGGCGGAGGGACACATGCCAAAAGTTTGAAACCTAGTGGTCCAGTGGTCTACGAGGGTTAAGCCTTAGAGCCACAAGGGATTACCCTGGACCACCTTAGTGGTCCTTAGTGGTCCACTTAAGGAGTGATTTTATCGAAGAACAATCAGAACACGATGTCCAATCACGAATAATGATTGAGGTAAGTAAGCATAATTGCACCATTTTCCGAACAAACGTAGGAATGGTAAGAATGTCAGACGGAAGATGGTTTGACACAGGATTGCCTAAAGGCCATCCGGATTTGTATGGATTCAAACATAGTAACGGAAAAATATTTTATATAGAAGTCAAAAAACGTACTGGACGTGCTCGTGATGATCAGATTCAATTTCATTACATGTTAGCTAATCATGGAATTATTCACGGGATAGCACGAAGCCCAGAAGATGCTTTAAAAATAATTGATGAGGAGTTGGTGGGGTATGGATATAAATCATAATGATTGTGGAGGAACAAGAAAATGACTGATTCAATATTGAAGATGGTTCAATCAATCGAAAATGATTATGGAACGGACTATACACTTTGGCCCGAAAATGACACTAGATTGAAAAAAATACATGAGTGGTACATAAATCATCCCGATAAACAAAAGAGAAATTTATCAGAAAATGATATTCTAAGAATCCAAGAATTGCTGGATAAACAAATACAGAAGAAAAAAATTTGTGAGATGTTTGGAATTAGCCCCGGAAAGTTAATACGGAACATTGAGATGGGAATTTTAGACGATACAAAGTGGAAAGCGGTCAAGGAGTCAAACAATGAACTACGAAAAAATCTATAAGCTGTATGTAAGATCGGTATTCAGTGATGAATGCCACGACATTGTTAGAACGATCATGTATATTCAAAAACGCTTTTATAATATGCCAAGAGAATTTCAGAATGCCAACAAAGAGCTTGATAATCAAGCCAAGAACAGAATAATTCAATCGATTCTGTGGGAGGACGAACTTGCTAACAGATTTAAATTGTGCCGTGTATGAAATGCGTTGCAATAAGTATCCGTGTGTTGAAATTGCTGATGCTTTACACATTAGCGATGAGGACGTTGAACTTATTGACAAGGCTAATCAAGAACACTTGGCAAAATTAGAAATGATTAGATTAGGAAGGTTAAATCTTAGCGATTTTAATTAGATGATGAAATTAAATCTAATCATGTGACGGTGATTGCGTAATGAATAATGAGCAAAGAGAAGCAATCATTGAATATTTTGAAGATCATTCAGTCTTTGATGATGACGAGGAGCGTTATCAAGATGCTCTGGAAGCAACGTATGATATTGAGAATATTCTTAATGAATATGCAAACTGACTTGTGAGGAGAAAAATATGGAAACAAAAATGACTAAGTATATCAAACAAGTTCTATACAGACACAACGTTTTAGAAAAGATATCTGTTTATGGATGTTTTGAAGTTACGTTGCGAGCATTGGGTTATCAGCAGAATAAAGATAGAGTTGATTTTGTCACGATTGATAATACTAATACGATTAGATGTTATGAAATTAAAGTTTCTAAATCTGATTTTCATAGCACCGCTAATTTAAGCTTTTGGGGAAATTACAATTACATTGTCGTTACACCAACTTTACTCGATCAGATTCAAGATGATGATAAATTCCATATTTTGAAAGCATGTGGCGTTGGTGTCATAGTTATCGATGATGATAAAAGTAAAAATGAATATATGACTGTTAGATTACCAAAATTCAAGCAGGTTTCATTTTCTCAACAGGCTCAAATCGTAGAAAGCATGATGAAATCATTGTCGAGAGAATATAGCAAAATAATGAAGACGGGGGATTGATTATGAATTATGAACAAATTTATAAATCTCATTTAGAAGCGGTATTCAGAGATGAATGCCATTCGATTACTAGAGCCATTATGTACGTTAGAAGAAGATTTCCAAGTATGCCTAAAGAGTTCAGGGATGCTGATAGTGAACTTAGCGAGGCTACAAAGAACGAAATAATACTTTCAATTTTAGAGGATGATGAAATTGCTACAAGATTTAAATTGTGCCGTTTATAAAATGTTTTACCATAAATGATTTCAAGTTTGCGGAGGAAAAAAATGACTAATTCAGTAATAAAAATGGTTCAAGCTATTGAACGAGATTATGGCTCGGTTGCAAGTAAGGAAGCTGCTAACGATCCAAGACTTGAATACATACATCGTATGTACCCAGCGGAATCTAAGCAACCAGAGATTGCCAAGAATAAAGCGAAGATGAAACAAGCTCAACATCTACTAGATACTTTAAACGAGCCAAAATATAAAATTGCAAAATTAGTGGGCGTTAACGTTAATACTTTCTCACAACTATGCTCAAGTGGATTACTAGATGATGAACTGTGGTTAGCACACAGACAACATAGGTTTCAATATCGCTATTATCGTGGAGATAAATTGATTGCTAAAGGCACTATTAAGCAGATTGCTAATAAGACCGGCAAAACTGAGAGACAAATTAGATATTGTCAACTATCGACTTATAGAAAGTATGCACACGCTGAAAAATATCAATTGATCAGAGTGAGGAGTTAATTATGGATGATATCAGAGATGTGATGGTGAAGATTGATATTAATTCTTCAATTTTAGAAAGAAAAATAAAACGACTAGCAAAGGAATTGAATGACATGGCAGACGATAGACGAATTATTAAAGGCTGGACTGATGAGGAACGTAGGGAATTAGAAGAATATAAAAAAGAACCAAAATCATCGATGCTCAAGATGTTTTATGACTTATTCAGCGGATATGAATTTTATCCAAATTTGTGCAAGAAAGCTAGAAGTATTAGTGGTGGAGCTCACATGGATCAAGAAAATCAGTTTGTTAATGATGTTGTAGATTATTTCAATGACGATGCTAAATTTCCAGTTGAAAAGTGGTATGTGCATTTTGTCAATAGCGATGAAGATAGCTATTTAAGTTACGAGCTTGCCGATGACGCCTATTTTGTCAGTGGAAAAGAGCAAGATTTCTATACTAAAAAACAATTCACTAAATCAGAAGTAGAAGACATCAATCCGAAATACTTAGAGTTTCTTGAAAAAGTTCCTGTTGAAGAATTGAAGGACTAGAACATGGGATTAACAATAGCAGCCGTTAAATATGGTAAAGAATTTGATCACTTTAAAATTGGATATTTAGATTTTAAAGATATGCGTGAAGAGATTGCCCCATTAGTGGGCTACGAGTATAGAGAGGGTGACAATCCATTTTCTATACAACTATATTGCACAAAAGAAAAAGACTTTTTAACGAGATTCTTTTCACACTCAGATTGTGATGAAAAAATTATGCAAGCTGATTTAAAGAAACTATATGAAGAGTTCAAACAAATTGAACTTAAACAAGGTAGCTTCAAAGAGTTTTTAGAATTTTTGAAATTATCTGTTAATCAAAAATGGCACTGGGAATTTTACTAGGAGGACTGACCATGAAACTATATTTGGCAGCTTTCAACGCCGGTCGGGGCTGGCAACCAATGAGAAGAAAAGTAACTAAAGTTAAATCGAGGTTATGTGTATTTGACAATTACGATAGTGCTATGGAGTCCATTAAAACTATTAAATACAGATATCCAGAAGAAACGCAATTTAAGATTGTAACTTTTGTGGAGGGCTAATCATGAATAAATCAAGAATTATTGAACTAACTCAAGAATTAGCAAGCGTACCAGACACTGATACAGGCTACGCTAAGCACTACATATTAGATGATATTGAGAACGAATTGGATGCAAAACCAGTAATGCCTAAAGTGTTTGATGAATGGTATAAAGATGTAATTGAATCACATGTTGGAACAAACACTAGAAAAACTCTTGCTATATCTTTTAATGCTTTATTAACTGTAGATTCTAGCGTCTATGACGAATCCGAATCAAGTCTAAAAGGCTGGCTTGTAGAAAGTAATTCAATAGAGGATTTAGATAGAATTTCAAAATGTATCGATGCTATTCGATACGGTTATGAGGTTGAAGAATGAAATCAAAAGTAATGGGATTCATCTTAGTAGCAATGTTCTTTATTGATTTATTTATGCTTGTAGTCGGTAATTCTTTAACTGATACGGTAAAATTCGGATTCTTAACATTGATCTTATTAATGCTGATTTTGGAGGATTACCATGCTTAGCATTAAACAGTTAAAACAGCAAACGTGTAGATATTGCCACGCTCCCTATTTAACTTTAAAGAACGGCGATAGACTGATGCCACCGCTTACTATATTTGATTACTGGGGCATAATGCCTCATTACTCTGAAAGAATTGGAACGATTATTAAGTGCGATGAATGTCCTGAATGTGGGAGGAAATTGAATGAAAGAATGTAAATATTGTGACTTTAAAATAAAGGATTATAACGATGATTATGAATCAACATTAGGGTTTAACAATCGATGGAGTGGAGCCAATTTACTAGAATGTACAACAACGCATGAAGAAGTTGATGCAGAAAATGGTGTTTTATACGAAGGAAAATACTACCTATCGGTAGGCGGCGACGACGAAGGCTTTTTTGAAATTCATTATTGCCCAGTGTGCGGACGTAATTTAGGAGACGATTGAATGAAGTTTAATATAGTAGCTCCCAACGGATCAGAAGAAATTAAAGAGTTTGATTCTTACGAAGCGGTTAATCATTACATTAAAGTTAAGAACAATGAAATATACAGGAATGATGTCCAAGCCGAGAGATTGGATTTTCCATTGAAGGTGATTGAATGAATAATCTATCGAATGAAATAGCTCAACTATCAAAAGTTTTGCAAAAGCAGATTCCAAAAGGATATCAAGAACTGGTTACTGAATACGTTAGGCAAAATATTGCAGGTGCTATTTACGATTTATTAGCAATGGTAATTTGTGTATTAGCTGTTTACCTTATCGTTAAGACCGTAACTCATGCGGTTAATAATAAAAAGGAATCAATATTCTTTGAACATGACAATTGGAGCGATCCAGACATAAGTCTCATTGGCATAGCGGCAACGGTTTTAGCAATTGTAACTATGGTTAGCGTACTGATTGTATTTGTAGCCGCACTTCTCGATATACAACAAGCAATTCAACACGCCGTAGCGCCAAATTATTATTTGATTAAATCGTTTATTAAATAGAAGGACGGTGACGATGAATGAGTTTAATATCATCAATTTTGATTGGAGCACTTGGAGGAATTGCAACGGTTCTTTTATTAAATGCTTTTGATAATAAAAAACATAATGTGAAAACCTCCGAAAAAAATCTCGGTAGAATTCCTAGCCGAGACGAGGCAAAGCTATCGTCGGTAGCTGTAATTAAACCAGCATTATTCATTCTAACCACGACAGACAAAGCTATATTTAGTAAAGAAGATTCACCATCAATCACTATTTATAAGCAATCTGGAATTGTTGAAGTTGAAACCAATAAAGAAAGTATTATTTTTAGCATAATTAATATTGAAAGAATCGATTATGATCCAGATAAATGTAATGTCTATTTTGAGGGAGAGTGAGCATTATTAAATTAAGACCAGATATACGAAGTAGATGTGAAAGCATTCTTAGAGACTATCCTAGCGTTGATGGCTATATCTTAGATAGAAAACGTGAGCTTGCTTGCCAGCCTCATGAAGACGATGAGAATGTAGGTGGTGGGAAGTCATCTAAGATATCACGTCCACAAGAAACGTACGTTATCACGTTAGACCAAGATATGCGTTTAAGAATGCTAGAGAATCAGAAGAAGGCAGTGACTGACTGCTACTTAGAAACTGATGAGGACACCAGAACTATAATCAGAGAATTGTATTTCAAGAAACATCCGACGTATACGATCAGTGGATTGTCGATTAATCAAAAAGTTAACGTGTCGATAGCAACCGCTAAACGTTTGAGAACTAGATTTTTAATTGAACTATCTGAAAAGCTAGGCATGTTTGAACCTTAATGCTTTAAATTGAGCTAAACGTGAGCTTTTTGACGGTACTTTAAGAGTTAAATTAGTAGTATAGAAAGTTAGCAGGAAGTTAGCTTTCTTACCTCATAAATTAACGACGACATAAACGTGCGCGGAAAACATGTTTATGGTGCAGGCAATCTGGCTAAGCTAATAGAATCTAAGTAATGTAATCAATTATCATGTTCTGAATAGCTTTCGAGTTCAAATCTCGATACCTGTATACGAGAGTTAGACCACTCTCGTACATACACAATCCTCTGAAACAATAAAAGGTTGGATGGTGACTAGAGCGGTAATAGTAGTAGAAACTAGTGTATCTAAGGTAGTGATTCTACGTCGGTGGTTCGATTCCATCTCATCCAATTGGCTGGCGGAAAACAGCCTAAACTAAAGGGTGTCTATTCCCTTTTAAAAAACAACAAATATCATTTTTGATAACTGGTAGTCAGTGGCGCAACGGGTAACGCTAAATATAATGATGCTGCATGGTTCGACTCCATGCCTGACTATAGATACACGCGGTTACTCTACCGATACACAAAAGGAGCAAACATGGGAAGGACAACCCATTCAACCAAGGTCCACAACAGATAACAATCGTCTTGGCGGACGTTAAACAGCTGTTTTAACCCTCAGTGACCAGTGATGATAAAGCTGGTCATGTGCTATGTGGATGCATGGCTACTGCTAAGCAAAAAATTCTCCCTTTGGATCATTACATAATAATTGTAGACATTCCTTTTTTTGAATACCAACTTGTTTCTAAGACTTAGCAATCCGGTTCGATTCCGAATATCCACGTATTAATTTTAGATCAGTCAATTGTTACTGGTCTTTTTATTTTGGAGGAGAGAGCATGGTTAAACAATGCAAGCTGGTGATCGTTAGTAATTTCAGTGGCTTTAATGGCTATTTAAGAAAGCTAAGTCAATCAGTTAGTATCAATCACATTGACAAAAGTAAACATATTATTTACCCAGATGATAGTTGTCCAATCTATGTTAAATCAGTTAACCAATTAGATACGATGGATGGATTTGGCAGAGAGATAACAGGTATGGAACTATTTATGTCTGAATCTCAAAAGCTAATTGACTTCGAAGAATTAGCTGGGTGGTTTCAGATGGTGGAACATAACAACCTTAAATATAAAGTGGAGGGCTAACGATTGAATAACAATAGCTCATACTTCTTACAACTACTCACTAGCTAAGAAAGCTGGTTCGATTCCATGCCTAGCTATTGTGGAAGTATTTCCACAGTGTATGAAATAAAAGTTTAATACTAATCGAAGTGAGGTTGTCTCCCTCACTCTGGCAGCGTGAATGGTTGGGAAGCTAAGAGATCATATCTCTTGCGTTCAGGTTCGAACCCTGGACACGCTATAATCGTTGGTGGTGTGGAAAGTTATAGAAAGGTGCGAGGCAACGGCTCGTGGGACTTTCCAAGTTAGTGTGAATGCAAATGGCGTGCACGTCGATAGGTTGGATTCCTATCCACACTTTATTATTAGCTGATAGATAATATCTATCGGCTTTTTATTTTGGAGGATAAGTAATGAATAACAACGATAGCAATACAACTAAAACAGGCTTAGGGTTTCTATCCATTCTCACTCTCATCTTTGTCGTGGCTAAGATATTCAATCTAATTCAATGGCCATGGTTACTTGTGTTCGTTCCACTGTGGGGACCAGTCCTAATACTTATTGTCTTTAGCTTATTAGCATGGTTATTCTTCTATCTACACGGTGATTTATAATGCCAAAACCAAAGAAATTAATGGTCATCAATGGAAAACGGCAACTTGTTCCTATTGATTACCAGACCCGAGTTGAAACGGACAAAGCATACAACAAGAAACGCAACCACGAGAATAAAGAGTACGTGTCCTTTTATAAGACCACAGCATGGCTACACACCAGGCAACAGGTACTGACACGTGACTACTCAACCTGTGTGCGATGTGGATTGTCTGGCAATATTGTGGATCATATCGTTCCATCGGAAGATGATTGGGAAGACAGACTTAACATAGATAACTTAGAGACATTGTGCCAAAGATGTCACAACTTAAAGACTAAACGTGAATGGATAAAGAAACACAAAGGACGTGATAGAGCTATGAAGATACATGTAGTGATAGGCTACCCAGCTAGTGGTAAGTCTACCTATGTTGCTAGACATATGACATCACATGATCTTGTGTATGATTATGATTTACTTACATCATCGTTAGATGGTTCAATGCTTAACGTCTTGAACACAAATGATGTTGAAGCTAACAGCCGAACGATTCATAAGCACAACATAGATGTGAACGATTATGTTCAGATTATATATGAGACGATATTACGAAAGATTAAAGCAGAAAAGACTTTCAATAATGTTTGGTTGATCATGACCAAGCCTGATGAAAGGTTGACTACATTACTATCATCTAATGATGTTGATTGGTTGATGTTAGATACTACGAAGGATGAGTGTATCAGTAGACTACATAGACTACATAGAGATACAACTGATTCATATAAGATCATGAATGATGTTGATAGATTGATTGATGAATTAGATTTAGAAATTAAAAAAGTAAAAACAAATTAAATAAAATTATTTTCTTTTAATTTAATAAATTAAATTTAGTTTTATTTTTTTCTTTTTGTTTCGAACCAGAAAAAAATATCTATGAGGCTTGAGATTCTGACCGGATAGGTGAGGACATTTTTCTGGACATACCCCCCTCAAAGTCAACGGGGGCGTAGATTCTCCCTGCTTCTTGAACGCACGTCCTCTTTTTTGCGTCCCAAATTCTATTAATTAAAAGGCCCAAAGTGGAGAATAGTACCCAATATTATAAGAAATAATATACAAAAGTGGCGATTGAGATTGGAGGTGGTGATATGGTGGGCAAAGGTCGTAAATATAAGGTTTTGGAACAGTCTGAAGCTAACTTAACCAAGCAGCAACAAGAGGCAAAATTCAATGCTGAAATACTTGCTAGTGATGGCTACAAGTTACTGCAAAATTCACCTCCTAATAGACTCTCTGGAGTTGCAAAAGCGGAGTGGAAACGAATTATACCAGACCTTAAAAACTTGCCTGTAAGAGCAGTCGATAGGGCAATGGTTGAACAATATTGTTTTTGGTATTCGCAATTTGTGGACTTGAGTAAGCGGCTTGAAATGATTGCAGATTTAGACGATCGTATGAAAGTTTTAAACACATTGGACAAAGTTTCTAAGAATATTCGCTCTGCTGCTAGTGAAATAGGGCTCACTGTGGATTCAAGAATGCGTATGAATGTACCTAAGAAAGAAGACAAGCCTAAAACACTTGCCGATAAATTAGGCTTTTAAGGAGGTGGTAGCATTCAAGATTATATTAACAAGGTTTTAAATGGTGACATACTCACATGTAAATCGGTTTTAAACGCCGTAAAACGTCACGAAAATGACTTGAAACGTACTAAAGACCCTGACTTTCCATATGAGTTTGACCAAGAACTTGCCAATAAAGCAGTTAAATTTATCGAGATGTTGCCAGACCCTAAAGGTGGCACTCATAAACTAGCCGGTTTCCAGAAATTTATTATTGAAAACATATATGGCTGGGTTAGAAAAGATAATCATGGATTACGTCGCTATCACAAGGTGTTTGTTTCAATGGCAAGAAAACAGGGTAAAACCCTATTAATTGCTGGGATTATCCTGTATGAATTTCTATTTGGTAAGAATCCAGAACGTTCCAGACAGATATTTTGTACCGCTAATGACAAGGAACAAGCTAAGATTGCATTTGAAATGGCTCGTAAGCAATTAGACCAGTTGCGTGCTAGATACCCAGATGTTAAGAAGTCAACCAAGAAAATTCGCGAGTTACTTATTAACTTGGATGACGATTCTTATGTTCGTCCTCTCTCTCGTGATACTGGAGCAATTGATGGATTTGAACCACAACTTGGAGTCCTGGATGAATACGGAGCAAGCAAGACAAATGAAATGATGGAACTACTCGAATCTGGTCAAGGTCAACTTGATAATCCTTTAATTGTTATTATTTCAACAGCCAATTTTAATATGAATGCACCCATGTTCACTGTGGAATATCCACGAGCTAAAGAGATTCTTAAAAATAAAATTACTGATGATCAGTATTTTGCTTTCATCGCTGAGCAAGAATCGATTGAAGAAATTGAGAATCCAAACATGTGGATTAAATCTAATCCATTACTTGAGGTTAAAGGATTGCAAAAGAAATTGAATAAGTATCTGGCTAAACGTTGGGAAGTTGCAAAGCAAACTGGCGAAAAAAACGCCGTATTAGTTAAGAATTTTAATATGTGGCGTCAAGCAGAAGAGAATTCATTTATCGATATTGAAGCGTGGAAAAATGCTGAAGTAGACATGCCAGACATAACAGGTAAACGTGCCTGGATTGGTATTGATGTTGGTAAGAGTTCTGATTTATTTGCGGTTGATTGGTTGGTTCCTATCGATGGTATTTGGTACCTGGATAATTACGATTTTGTTGGAACTAAATATGGATTAGATGCCAAAATCAAACGAGATAGAATGGACTATCGAAAGTTTGAAGAACTTGGATATTGTGAGATTACTAAGCTTGAGTCAGGAGTAATTGACCAGGATAGAGTTTACGAATGGCTAGAGAATTTCATAGCTAGAAATGATTTAGATGTCCAGGGTATTTACTTCGACCCTTACCAATATGGACCGTTGATGGCAAAAATTGAAAAAAATCATCCAGAATGGGAACAAGTTTCAATTAGACAAGGGACCATGACATTATCAGCACCAACTAAACAATTTAGAGATGATATTATTTCTGGCAAGATTAAGCATTCTAAGAATGCAATTCTTACTACTGCTGCTACTAATGCTGTGGTAATGACTGATAACAACGGTGTTCGTATTGACAAGAATAAATATTCAAATAAGATTGATCCGATTGATGCGGCTCTCAATCCTTATGCAATCTGCTTCACTGAAAATATAGATAATTACTTAACTGATGATTATGTTATGAGTGCTGATTTTGGATTTTAGGATTTTAGGAGATGAAAATGAAAAATATATTTAAATGGATAGCTTTGAACTTGCCACAAATTTTATTGATTTGCGGTTTTTTTGTGTTCTCGATTGGCTGGTATTTCGTTAGTTTACCAGCTGGGTTGATTGCAACAGGAATTTCATTGATTATCCTAGCATTTTTAATAATTAAATCTGACTAGAAGGGAGGTGAATAGATGAGCTTTTTTAGAAGTTTAAATGATTCTAGCAATGATTGGGCTATGGACTATTTGAATAACGGTATTTTGCCAAGCAATCGAAATTTTATGGGAATCGGTGCTTTGAATAATTCAGATGTATTGACTGCTGTTTCGATTGTGGCTGGTGATGTTGCTAGATTCCCTATTTTGCAAATTAGAGATAGTGATGATTCAATTGTGGACGAGAATACTGTTACCTACCTATTAAATAAGAAATCTAATGATGATAGTTCCGCATACTTCTGGAAATTTGCCATGATGGTTAATGCGATTTTGACTGGTAATTCGTACACACGTATTATTCGTGACCCTACGACATACGGTAAGAACGCTGGTAAAGCAATAGAATTAGAATTTTTCCCACCTTCACAAGTGGCAATTAATTATCGAGATAGACCAGGTGTAAAACGTGAATATTACTATACGTTTTACCCGGAAGATGACAGAAAGTCGTTTGATTTAGAACCAGAAGATGTTATACATTTTAAATTCTTTAGTTCCGACGGGATTGTTGGTAGGTCGCCACTTTTATCGCTTGGAGACGAAATCAATTTACAAAAGTCTGGTGTTGATACGCTAGGACGATTCTTTAAGTCAGGTCTTAAAGGCTCAATTTTAAAGGTTAATGGAGCTAAGCTCAGCAAAGAAGCACGTAGAAAGATTAGAACTGATTTTGAATATGCTCAAGAAGGCGATTCAAACGGTCCTATCGTTACTGATTCGACAATGGACTATCAACCATTAGAAGTAGATACAAGCGTTCTGAATTTAATTAATTCCAACAATTGGTCCACATCACAGATTGCTAAAGCAATGAGAATACCAGCCTATAAATTGGCAATTAATTCTCCTAACCAATCGGTGAATCAGTTAGCGGCTGGATATATCAGTAATGACTTGCCGTTTTACTTTGAGCCAATCGTTAGTGAATTTGAAATGAAATTACTGACTGATAAAGAACGTCACAAGTACCATTTTGAATTTGATACTCGTAAACAAACAGCAAGACCAGTCACTGAACTGATGGCTATGGTCGAACATAATGTCTTAACGCCTAATGAAGTTAGAGCCGAATTAGGTAAGAAAGCTGATGATAAAACTTCTGAAATGAATGAATATCAATCAACATTAAACACAGTTTCTTTGGGCTTGAAAGATGAATATCAAAAGAATAATAAGGCTCAACCGAAAGGAGGTGATGTTAATGGAACTAAGAACAACACAAACCAAAGTGGAAGTCAGAAGTGACGAAGAAAATTCACGAACGGTTGAAGGCTATGCACTTAAATTTAATACACGTTCACAACCTTTAGCTGACAACTATTTTATCGAAACACTAGATAAACGGTGCCTTGATAATACTGACATGAGTAATGTGGTAGCCACTTTTAACCACGATCAATCTAAATTGTTAGGTCGTTCAGGTGTCAATTTAGCTTTGACCAAGGACGATACCGGATTGAGATTTAAAATTGATTTACCAAATACTACAACTGCAAACGATGTGCTAGAAGAAGTCAGAATGGGAATCTTGTCTCAATGTTCTTTCGCATTCTCGTTGCCAGACGATGGTAGCGGAAGCGAATGGCATGAGTCAGATATTGATGGTGTGGAGTATGAAAGAACAATTCTCTCAATCGATAAATTGTATGATGTTTCGATTGTTACCACACCAGCCTATGCGGATACAAACGTGTCTGTAGGCAAACGTTCAATGGAAGTAGTTAACAAACTAAAAGAAGAACCGTTAATTAAAGCCAGAGAGCTTAAACGACAAGAAGCTTTACGAAAACTAAATGTGGATTATTTGAAATAGGTTGCTGAGCTTAATCGGTGACCTTTTTAATACTCAAAAAATAAGGAGATTAGTTAATGCTAACAGAAATTATTAAAGAATTACGCAATAAAATTGCGGATCAAGAAGAAAAAAGAAGTAAGAAAGCAAAAGAAACTCGCTCAATTCTTGAAAACAAAGAATCTACAGACGAAGAAATTGCTTCTGCTAATAAGGCTGCAAGTGAAGTTCGTAAAATGGACGAACAAATCGAAGCTGACAAAGAAAAGCTTAGAAACTACGAAGCTACTGCTAAGACCCCTGACAATCACAAAGAACCAGAAGGTAGAAAAATTAGTGCAGAAGATGAAGAAAAGCGGTCATTGAATGAATTCTTACATTCTAAGGGTGAAGTTCGTGATGGTATCACAAGTCCTAACGTTGGTGTAACAATTCCAGAATCAATTGTTTATAATCCTGAAAACGAAGTTAAATCAGCAACTGACTTATCTCAATTGGTTCAACACTTTGCAGCTACAACAGCAAGTGGTGAATATCCAATTTTGAAACGTGCAACAGCAACACTAAATACCGTTGAAGAATTGGCAAAGAATCCTGAACTAGCAAAGCCTGATTTTGAAAATATTCCATGGAAGATTAATACATATCGTGGTGCTATTCCAATTTCAAACGAAGCTATTCAAGATTCAGCCATTGATTTAACTGGATTGGTATCTAGAAACGCTCTAGAACAAAAGATCAATACAACTAATGTTGCTATTTCAACAATTCTTAAATCATTCACAGCAAAAACAGTGACCGGCGAGTCTGTAGACGATATTAAACATATTCTCAACGTTGACCTTGATCCTGCTTATAATAAGTCAATTGTTGCATCACAAAGCTTCTATAACTATCTAGACACTCTAAAGGACAATAATGGCCAATATTTACTACATCAACCAATCGCTGACGGTTCACCAGTCACATTGCTAGGTGTTCCTGTGATTGTAGTTGAAGATACTGCCTTGGGTCTAGCTGGAGAAGCTCACGCTTGGATTGGTGATTTGCAACGTGCCGTTGTTATGGCTGACAGATTGGATATTCAAGTACGTTGGGTAGACAACGATATTTACGGTCAATATCTACAAGCAGTTACACGTTTCTGTGCTGTAAAAGCTGATGAAAACGCTGGTTACTTCTTAACACAAGGTGAAGCCCCAAAAGCGTAACGGGCGTGACATTGGATAATTCAAAACTAGTTTTAAAAGTAGGTGATATAGCCACTTTAAAGCCAAGCATTGAGCCATCTGATGCGGATAATTTGAATTATTCATTTAGTACGTCCGATTCTAAGGTTGCTACAGTGACACCAAAAGCTGGTAAGGTAACTGCTGTTTCTGCTGGTACAACAACTATAACAGTAACAACAGAAGACGGTAGTAAGACGGCAACTTGTGAAGTTACAGTAACAGCCACCGAATAGGAGGTTAGTTAATGGAAGAAAATACCAAACTTTTAACCGACCAGCAATTTAAAACACTAAAACTTTACTGCAAGATTGACCAGGACTTTGATGATGATGTTTTAAATGAATTGATTGAATCCGGAGCTAGCGAGATTGCTCACGCTATTTCTAGCACAAAACAACCTAGTGATTTTATTTCTGATCATAGATTCTTTGTTGCTCTCATGAAATATGTTGAAGAAGACTACTACTATCGTGGAACTGGTTCGGAGGTCATGAGATTCCCATTACAAAACACAACAATCAACAATGTTATCAGTCAATTGCGTGCTGAGGAGGTCGATAGTAATGAGACTGACTCACATGACTGAGCGTATTGAATTTCTTGGAAGTAAAGAAGTTCAAAATAAATACGGCGTGATGGTTCCACAAAAGGATGTGCCATTATTTAGCTGTTGGGCAGAAGTTCTTAATACTCCAATTAGGGAGTTTAAAGACGCCACGACTAAAGTTGGTAATCGTAAGGAATCACCTAATTTCGCTATTAAGTTTGAGCCTCAAAGATTGATTGATTCATCCTGGAAAGTAAAGTGGCGTGGAAACATTTATCAAATAACCGGAATTGATGAGGATTTTGATAAGCGGGATTTAACTAAATTGGAATGCAAGGCGGTGGATGGAAAATGACAGTAACTGGAGCTGAAGAACTTTTAAGTAACATTAAAATGCTTGAAGCAGGTTATGACCGCAAGGCTAGAAAAGCGGTACGGGATGGTGGTAAGCATTTTGGTGAAACATTGGCACAGAATACGCCTGTCAGCACCGAAGACCACTCTGGAAAGGGTCCATTACGTGATCACATGAAAGTTGGAAGTGTTTCAGTTAAAACTGGTGAATATGAAGTACCAGTTGGATATGACCGGACTAAAGGACCTATTGCTCACTTTCCAAACTCTGGAACTTCCAAGCAAGACCCACAACATTTTATCGAGAAAACTCAAGACGGAACTAGAGATGCCGTACTTCAAATATTTGTTGATAACTTAAAGGTTGGTGACTGATATGAATGAGTACGACGTTTTTAGCTTTTTAAATTCTGATGAGATCAATAATTATATGAATGAAATTCGTGGGAATGAAATCGATGTGCCTCAAATATATACAGGCACACCAGACCAGGGCTTTATCCAAAATAAAAACGCCCCTTGGATTCGAATTACTGCAATTCCAGGTGACGAGGTAACTTATGCCGATGATAAACGTTTAATTGAATATCCACGAGTTCAAATAGATTTTTGGATATTGAATTATAAGGTTGAAGAATTATTAAAGTTAGAACAAATGATTTACGATAAAATGTTTGCTCACGGATTCGAACGATATTACAAAAATCACAATCGTGATGTTGACATGACGGACCTACAAATGGTCCAAGGAAACTTTGAATATCAAGGTTTTAGTCCAAACGAGGACTAAGGCTTTTTTTAATACAAAAAAACAAGGAGATTTATTAAATGGGAAAAGCAAAATTTGGTGCATCTAATTTTTATTATGGAGTCGTAAAGGATGATTTAGTGGCCGATGGTCCTAAGAAAATGCCAGGACTAACTGAAGCAAAAATGGATTTAAAAAATGAAATGAAGGCTATTGCGGCAGATGATGGTCCATATGTAACTCTTTCTGGTGGTATTTCAGAAGCCACTTTGGATATCAAGTTATTAGATATTGCTTCCGAAGCGAGAAAAGATTTCTTTGGGATTGAAGTCAAAAACGGAGTTGAACTTTATAACAAGAACCTAAAGCCTAATGATATTGCAATCATGTTTGACACAAAAATGGATGACGGTACAAAGATTCACGTAGCAATGCTTAAAGGTAAATTCTCACTACCTGGTGTTGATACTAAGACCGTAGACGGTACTCCTGATCCAAATGCTGATGAAACTACAGGTACATTTGCTCCTCGTGGAGATTCAGAAGATGGAATCATGGTTGCAATTGGTCGTGAAGACAATGCTGACTTTGACTTAGAAAAGTTTAAGAGCTTCGTATTTCCTAAGACGGCAGACGACTACACAGCTTTAGATACACCTGCACCTGAGGCGTAATTGATTAAGAGCATACTCCCTCTCTGGTAGCGGTGGCGGACGGAATTGAATTTAAAGGAGAAATATATATGGCTTATGAAGTTAACTTAATTATCAATGGAAAGAAAGAACAATTTAAACGTACTGAACCACCTTTTTTGAAGGAAATTACTAGAGCATTGGTATTACAACAGCATCAAGTTAGAATGTATGGCAAGAATGATGGCCCAACTGACAAAGACTTTGATAACAATTCAAAGGAAATTGCTAAATTTGCATCACAATTCTTTAAGGACCAATTCACACAAGAAGACTTCTTAAACGGGGCAGACGGTGAAAATGTAACTGTTATCTCAAATATTATTGATCAATGTTTAGGAGTTAAGAACCCGGATGATATCGATACTGATAAGAGCAAAGCAAAAAAATAACTGAGCAGACTTTAAAGGAATCGCTTAACAAACTCGATGAGTTTTATAAATCATTAATGGGTCAGGGTTATAAATTAGCTGATTTGGATTCTATGACCATGGATGACGTTAAACGGATTAACCATATATATGAAGAGAAGGAAACCACCATTGATAAGGCGTTTCCTTTTTTGTTTGCCTAGATTTCATAAAGAAAGGGGATAAGATATGGCTGGATCATTAGGACATTTAGCAGCTACTGTTAGCTTAAATATTGACCCTTTTAAACAATCATCAGCAGCTTTAATGTCCACGATTAAGAACACAAACACAGCGTTAAAACTGCAAGATAACTACGTAAAAGCCTATGGTAATGCACTTAATTCAATGAGAACTCATTATTCTACTCTCTCTCAACAAATGAGCAACTATAATGCAAGACTTAAAGAACAAGAAGCAACTTATCAAAAACTTAATTCTCAGACTGCTAAGACAGCCGGTGAACAAGAGAAGTTAACTCGTAGACAGCAAAACGCTGCTAGTCAAATCAATAGAACTAAAAGTGCTATGAACCAACTCGATTCCGAGATGGGACGTTTAGGACGTCAAATAGCACAACAAGAAACAAGTTGGTATAAAGCTGCTAACAATCTCAAGAAATTTAGTTCTGCGGCAACATCAGCTGGACAAAAAATGAGTTCAATGGGTTCAACTATGACCACGCGCGTTACAGCACCTATTGTGGCTGGTTTTGGTTATGCCGCTAAGTCTGCTATTGATTTTAATTCTCAAATTAAAAACATCGGTCCGCTATTACAAGCTAATGGCGAGAGTGCCGGACAAGTCAGACGTGAAATGACTCAAATGGCTGATGCTTCTAAGAAGTGGTCAGTGCAATACGGTATTTCTACTAAGTCAATTAATTCTGGACTTGAAGAGTTGGTCAAACGTGGATATTCCGCTAAACAGGCACTTGGAGCTATGCCAAGTATTTTGAATGCGGCTAAAGCTTCTGGCGATGATTTCAATTCTGTTATGACTGTTTCAACATCAACACTTGAACAGTTTGGATTGAAATCTAATACAACAGCTGGAATGCTTAAGAATACCCAACGTGTAACCGATAGTTTGACTTATACAGCTAATGCAACCGCTGCTGGATTCCAAGATATGGGCGATGCAATGACCTATGTTGGACCTACTGCACACGCGGCCGGAATTAGTTTGGAAGAAACAGCTGCTGCTATTGGTTTGATGAGTAATCAAGGTATCGAAGGGTTAACGAGAATAATAAAAATCCTGCTCTCACTGGCCCGCTTAGAGAGTAATCTCTTTGAAAAAGAACTAATTCAATTCGGTTAACACTAAAATTATATATAATCATGTCAAGACCGAGCCAAGCCGTGTAGGAAACTCACGGAAGGTGTAACGACTAGATAAATTACCCTAAGCAAACACTACTATGTTATATAGTAGTTTTTTTTGTATGGAAAAATATCCACGAAGAGTTAGCGCCAATTTTTATATTGGATGAAAATATAGTCTGAACATTATGGAAACATAATGAAGTACGAGATAAAGAACTCGTACGATAACACATTGCAGTCGCAGGTACAGCTTTACGTTCAGCATTAACAAGACTGATGAAACCATCGAAACAAAACGCTGCTGGATTTAAAGAATTAGGTATTAACGTTGCTGAATTTAAGAAGGGCACATTAACGCTCCCTGAAATTCTTAACAAGATTAAGACTAATACCCAGGGCTGGACAAAAGAACAACGTGCGGCAGCTATTGCTACTGCGTTCGGTACAGAAGCCCAAGCTGGTATGAATGCTTTGGTATCAGAAGGTGGAGATGCCTTAACTGAGTTGACTGAGAAGACTGAAAAGGCTACTGGTTCAACTAAGAAAATTGCTGATACCATGAACAGCACTAAAGCCGCTCAGCTTGCTCAATTTAAAGAGTCACTACACGTTTTAGCTATTACCATTGGTGATCAACTAACACCAACATTGATGCCACTTGTAAAAGATGCAACTCAAGTAGTTAAGGCGTTTGGTAATTTAGATAAGTCCACGCAACAGACTATTGTTAAAACAGCTGCATTTGCCGCTGCTATTGGACCATTATTATCAATTCTTGGTGGTGCAACTCGTGGACTAGGTGCATTATCTGGTGCATTCGTAGCTCCATTGCTTGGAATGTCAAGAATGGTTGGTGCAAGTAAGCAGGGAGCTACTGGACTAGGTATCTTAAAGGCCGGATTCAGTAAAACTGCTTATGAAAGTGGAAACTTCGCTACTAAAGTTGGAACTACTGCTACTAGTGTTGCTACAACCAGTGAAAAAGTAGCTGGTTCAGCTAATACGTTCACTACTTTTGGAAGTAAAGTTAAAACTGCCGGCTCTGCTGTATTAACATTTGCCGCCGCTAATCCAGTAGCGACTGGTGCAATCGTATTGACTACTGCAGCATTAGTAGCTGGTGGTGTTTGGTGGGAAACATATGGAAAGAAAGCCTATGAATCAAGCCAAAGAGTAGCTAAATGGGGTTCTGATGTTGGAGCTAGTGCTGATAGATCATTAACCAAGATTCAAGGTTTCAACCGCCAAGCTAGTCAAGCATTAGGAGAGTTTGGTAACAATGCTCAAGCCAATGGTAAGACTGCTGCTAAAGCTTTTGAGAATATCGGTAAAGAGATTGAGAATACTGGGAAGAAAGCCAACCAAAGTTTAACAAAAGGCTTGAAAGACCTACCTGATACAGTTAGAAGTACGGTTGAAAAATCTGTTAATGAGCAAAAATCTGGCAACAACAAGATTGTTTCTCAATCAAGACAATTAAGCTCTAATGTAGCGGGTATTCTTCGTTCACACAATGGAAATGTTAAGAAACTAACTGATGAACAACGTACTTATATTCAAAACTCTCAAGAGAAATTAAGCAGTAACGAAATCAAATTGCTTGGTATTACAGGCAAGAAGAAAGTTGCTGTAATGAAAGCTTTGAATGGTAGCGTCAAAGGTTTAACTGAACAACAAGCTCAGCAAACTATTGATGCACTTGAAAAGACATCCCTAAAGGAACAGCAAGCTTATCAAAAACAAGCTAAGTCATTAAAATCTTATCGTGACAAAGGGCTATTAAGCGAGAAAGCCTACAGCAAGGCCATGTCTCAATTAAGGGACGGTCACAAGAATAGTTTGACTAAGAATTTACAAGCTATTGATAAGTTGGAAAATAATTACAGTGCTAGACATTCCACATCACTTGAAGATTTGATGAACAAGGAAAAAATTACCTGGAACGATATAGATAAGACCTTAGATAATACAGCTAAGAACCATAAAGCTAAGCTTTCAGCAATCGCCCAGGAATACGGCAAGATTGGAACCGTTGCTAAAAAAGCTGGTTCAGATTGGAACTCATTAGTTCTAGATCCAAAAACTGGAAAGATTAAGACTAACGCTCAAGAAACAATCAACGATACAGCTAAGACTGAACAAGGTTGGGCAAGACTTAAATTTGATTTAAAGAATGCCAAAATCAACAGTAATGCTAAGTCGATGATTGGTGAAGCTGCTATTCAATCTGGCCGTTGGGATTCACTACCATGGAATGAAAAGAAGGCAATGATTCGAGTTCAAGGTAATAAAGAATTAACTGGCGTAGTTAAGCAAATCAAAGATTGGGATAAGCTAACACCTGAACAGAAAACCGCTATTGTTCGAGCCAAGGGCCGAAAAGAACTTGCATTAGCTATGATTGATGCAGGTGAGTGGAATAATTTAACTGTTAACCAAAAGGAAGCTTTAGTTAAAACTTCCGGCGAGAAAGATATGATTGATTTGCTTACAAAGGCTGGTGATTGGGACAAATTAAGTATCGGTGCTAAACAAGCCGTTATCGAAGGCAAGGGCAATGCCGAACTTGTTGATGAATTGAACAATTTAGGCGAGTGGAACAACTTAACACCTGAACAAAAATCATTGGTTATTAATAACAAAGCTACTGCACCTATTGTGGATGCGATGATAAAAGCTGGTACATGGAACGGGTTAACCTTGAAACAACAGGATGCAATCATTCACGATAAAGCTACTGCTAAACTTGTCGAATCATTACAAAAATCTGGAATTTGGAATCAATTAGATTTAAAAACTCAAGATGCAGTTGTAAATGATAAAGCAACAGGAAAGATTGTTACAGCATTGGCAACTGCTGGTAAATGGCAAAACTTAGATGTTGGAGCCAAGGATGCAATTGTAAATGATAAAGCCAGTGCTCCTATTATTGCTGCATTAGTTCAAGAAGGAAAATGGAACGGACTTCCTACTACTGAAAAAGATGCAATTATAAACACTGGCAATAGTGCAATGGATTTAGCTAATTTGGTTGTTTCCTATGGTAATTTTGACGCATTATCTGACTCACAAAAAAATCTGATAATTCACGACCAGTCAGCCATGACAGCTTTAAGAGAAGCCGGATATGGATTACAAAGTTATAATTTGAAACCAGCTCAACTCAAGCAATTAAAAGCCGAAAATAAAGACTTGATTTCTAAGACTAAAGTCGGTAAAACTGCCGTCGTTCATTTTAATGGTCAATCCGTTGAAATTAAAAAATTAAAAGGTAACAATATTGATGTTTTAGGTAAAATTACTACGGCTAAAAACGCACTGAATCAGCACAACGCTAAAAAGGTAAAGATAAAGAAGCTTCCTGGTAATAACGTTGATTTATTAAACAAGGTAACAAATGCCAAGTCACATATTAATGGATATAACGGTTTAAAAGTTCCACCTAAACATTTACCAGCTAAAGATGATGCATCTGGCCCAGCCCACAATGCTACTAATGCTATTGGTGGATTCCAAGGCAAGCCTAACATCATTACTAAGACACTTAGAACGGTTGTCGAAACTGTTAAGAAAACATTGCACTTAGAAAATGGTACTAGCGATTTTAATTCTAGTGAAGTAGCTATGGTCAATGATCAACGTGGCTCAACATTCCGTGAGTTGATTCATCTACCAACCGGCGAAAGTTTCGTACCAACTGGTAGAAATATATTAATGGCACTTCCACGACATTCACAAGTTGTGCCAGCTAATCAAACTAACCGTTTGCTAGGTGGAATTAAGCAATATGCTAACGGTACTCCTGGATATTCAAGCGTTGTTAAAGACTTTACTGAATTAAGTCCAAGTCTTACTAATCAGACAACTCAATACTTTAATTCAAGTAACCCAGTCAATAACAGTCCTGTAAACAACCACAATGAATACACAATCAACATTCAAGCAGCTGTCTCAAGTGACATGGATATTAGAAAGCTAGCGGATAAGGTAATGAGAGAAATTAAGCGAAAAGATGATAGAAATATACTAGCTCAGGGAGGAGGAGTTAACTATTAAAGATGGAGAATTTGTAATCGATAATATTTCAAGTGTGGATGTATTAAATTCACGTATTACATCATTTGTTAAAATTCCGCTTCCAAAGCGAAAAGGGAGTTTGACAAGTATTGATGGTTCTAGCAAAGCTTTAATTTCTGATGAAAATTCATACGAGAATCGTGAATTCGAATTAGAATTCGCAACCATGGCTAAGACCGAACAGGAACGATATAACTTAGAGGGTCAGCTATTTACATTGTTTGACGGATTTGATTATAAGCCATTTAGAATATATACAGACCCTAATTTTACATACTTTGTTAAGAACATCGATAATGTGGAAGTTGATAGAATTACACGTTTATCTAATGCTAGAATCTATAAATATAAATTGTCAGCAGCAGCGTTTAAATATTTTGAAATCGATAAAGAATTAACTTTCTCAGAACCTTTTGAGCTAGTTAGTTCTTTTTTATTTGATGCGAAACCATATTTCAAAATTACTGGTAATGGCGCTGTTAAATTTCAAATTAATGATCGTACTTTTGATTTAAACATTGACGGTTTTATTGAGTTGGATTCAGCTGAAGAAAACCAAGATGCTTTTAAGACCAAAGACGATGGGAGCATCACATTCGTTAATGAGAATACGACTATAGACGAATTTCCCTCTCTCTCTCGTGGAGTTAATAAAATCTCCTGGGATGGGGATGTATCACAAGTAATCGTTAGACCAAGGTGGCGAACAATATGACACCAATTTTATACAAAGCAGATGAAACTGATTTCACTAGTAATGGATTAGGTAAGATAACTGGGATTATTCAAAAGAGTGCTATTGTTCAAAATACACTGAATGGTGCTTATACATTTGACTTTGAATTGGCCAAGAACAGTCGATTCTATAATGTTGTTAAAGAAGAAATGATAGTGAAAGTTAAACCTGATTCAGTTCGAGATTATGACCTGTTTATGATTACTGACATCGATAAGGATTCCACATCTGGATATGTCAAGGTTTCATGTAGTCATATTAGTGTGATTCTTAATAATTACATGGCTCAAAGTCAAATTCCAATTGATGGATTTACAGCATCGTATATTTTGGATTACATCAAGAATGCCACTAATACGCCAAGTCAGTTCAGCTTGACAACTGACATTGATGAGCAGTTTACAGACACTAACGTTATTTTTGAACCTAATACTAACATCAATGAAATGGTTCTAGGCTCAGCCAATTCAATTGCTAAAGTAACTGGTACATACGTGTTAAAAGATAAATTCAATATGAATTTAACTAAGGCCGATGATTTTAAGACAATTGTTTTGAGAAAAGGAAAGAATATCTCAAATATATCTGTAAAACGTTCACTTAATGGATTAGTAACAGCAATCATCCCTTATTACAAGCCTAGAGAGGGAAAAAATAAAGAACCCATTTATGGAAGTAAAATAAAAAGTCCACTCTATTCAAAATACCAGCACGAGTATTTGAAAGCAGTGGACTTTTCTAGTGCAGTCGAAGGCGGAAAGGATTTCTCCGCGGAAGCAAACAATTATTTCAATGACAATCCAGGAATCGATAAGCCAGCATATGATGTTGAAATCAATACATTTGAATATCGAAGTCTTAGAAAACAGAAGTTTGAACTTGCTGACTTTGCTAAGATTTATGATCCCGATTTTGATATCAATGTTCAACTAAGAATTTATGAAATGCAATTCGACCCTATTAATGAAAGTGCAACAGTCATTAAAGCAGGTACTCAAGCTACATCAGTATTTCATAACTTAGAAAAGAAAATTGATAACGTTTCCGGAGATGTATCTGATGTAAAAGAGGATGTTAAAGATACAAATGATGCAATCGGCGACGTTCAAGATAATCTAGAAAGTACCGCAGCAGAAGCACAACGCCGCATTGACAAAGTTAAGCAGGACGTAGCTAACACTCAATCGGACATGACCAAAGTCATGAACAATGGTGGGAACAATAAAATCGAGTGGTCACCAAATTTAATGAATGCCACTCAAATGAAAATTCACACTTCATATGGTTATTGGCTATTAGACGATGCTGGTGCAGGTTTCCACAAAAACGATGGAACTGTAATGAACGGGCTATCTGCTGATGGTCGAATTTATGCGGATTCTATAACCGGCAATACTTTGACAGGTACTACCATCAATGGTGGAAACATTAATGGTGGAATTATTGACGGTGCTCAATTCGTAGCTGGGTCAATCAAAACTAAGTCACATGCTCAATTTCTTAACTCGGCTGGACAGGTTTCTACTTCAGTCGCTAGTTATGGTATTTCAACACCCGCTTTAACTGTGGACGGTGATATCGATAAGGCCGTTAATGCTAACATTCAATATCTACACGTTAGTGGAAACATTTCCGGTAACGCGTCAGGACTGTATTTACAAGGACCCGTGTATGTGGATGGGAGAAAAATTTAAATGAAAAAATTAAATACAAATAAGGTAGCAGAAGTGACTGCTAACGAATTGATTGAAAAATATAAAGAAAAATTAACTCAATCGGATTCCGAAAACATGATTATGGCTATTCAATTGCAAAAGCAACAAGCATTAATTAAAGAGGTGTTTAACAAGGCACCTGAGGCTTTTCCTGGCGATTACATTTTGAAGGAGGAAAATAATGTTAAAAACAAGTAGAACTGTGTATTTAAACGGGACATCTACAAACGAAAATAATGACGTGCTGGCAAACTTCAATGCAAACTTGAATGGTGCTGGTACTTTTAATATTTCCGAAACGATTATTGACAGATCAGATATGGACACAATCGAAAAAGACTTCGAAGAATTTCGAACACAAGCTAAAACTTTAATGGAAAAGGAGGAAAACTAGATGGCATTACCGCCAATCATATTAGATACAGACAAGACAACTCCAATTTACGAGCTGCCTTTAAAGATTCGTCAAGGTGACACAGGCGACGAGCTACAAGTTACTTTAGGAAAGTCATTCGAAAAGTACACCGATTTATCCAAAGTTGATGTTGAACTCATCGCCAAAACACCCGACCAACGACTAATTAAGCAGGCTGTGACCGATAAGTCGGGAAATACATTCAAAGTCAAGTTTCCAGATGAAATGTACACAAACGTTGGTGTCTTCAGAAATATGTATTTCAAAATCGGAGACGACTCCACATCAAGCGTGAAGTTAGTCGTGCTGCAAGGAATCGGATCAATAAAAGAAGCAGGCAGTTATATTGATGACTTTGAAACATTAATCGAGGAAGCCGAATCTTATGTTTCAGCCTTAAAAGACTTTTCCGATAACGGAAATGCAAAGATTGATAATAAAGTTGCAGAATTAACCGGCAAGATGACTGACTTCGTGGATAAGTCAAAGGAAGACTTAGATGCTGCTAAAAAGGCGTGGAGTACATTCCAAAGTAATTCACAGACAGAATTTACAGATGCTCAAAACAAACGAGCAAGTGACTTTAATAATCAAACAAGCGGCTTTGAAACTGATTTTGGTAAGCAAAAAGCAGACTTCGAAAACAGATTTAAAGCACTGTTGGCAACGCTACAAGGCGACTATGACGACTTCAAAGCATTAATTAATAAAGACGTTGCAGATTTAAATACATCTTTAGATAGTTTAGATAGCCAAGCAACAGACGTTAAAAATAAATATGACGCTTTGAAAGCTCAATTGGATTTGGCCGCTCAAAATATTAGTGGTGTCAGGACTAACTTATACCAAGATACTCGTGATTTTGATAACCCTGGTTTATGGACTTACTTTTCGAACTGGCGTAAAACTGGTGAAAAATTTAATGGATTAACAGTCATGGAAACGAACGCTAATTGGCAGGGCTTAGGACAAAATTTACAAGCTAAGAAAGGTGATACTTATACCTTTTCAGTGTATGCCAGATACAAAAGTGGTGCTGGTGAATCTAGTATGTATTTTTCACCCTCAGGTACGATTATTACAAACTATGGGAAAGTGGTGGTTTCTTTAAATGAGACATGGCAAAGGGTCTCAGGAACTGCGACCGTAACCACTGATGGCATAATAAATGCGCGTATTGAAAAAACTAATGACAATATCAATACCTTGCTCATTGCAGGGCCAAAACTTGAAAAAGGACCCATAGCAACTGATTACTCGCTCAACCCACTAGATATTGCGACTGACGGAAGTGTTCAAACATCTATCAAAAACGCTTTAGCCGACTACTCCACAAATGCCGAGGTCGACAGTAAAATTTCTACAGGTGTTGGACAAGCCAAAACATACGCCGAGCAAACCATTAAGGGAATTATCGGTGCGGCTCCCGAAACACTTGATACCATTGCGGAACTTGCTAATGCCGTGACTGAAAATAAAGACGGTGTTCAAGCTATCAATGAGGGAATCACGAAAAAAGCCGACAAGACGGACGTTACAGCACTTCAGAACACTGTTCAGACCATGATCACTTCAATCAGTCAAGCCGACTATGATGCTTTAGTTAAAACTGGAACTGTTAATCCGAAAATTATGTATGTGATTCCTGATGCTTAAGGAGGTTAGATTATGAATTTAAAAATTGATATAGGAGATATAAAATTATGGGATTAATGCTTAATAATCAGCCAATCAAGGGTGAAGTACATTTAGGTAAACAGACTATTGGAAAGATGTACTATAATAACAAATTGGTATATGAGAATATGTTGGCTAGTGGGACAGTTATTTGGGAAGGAGATACGAATGTCTCGGAAAAAGACACTAGTAATTATAAGAATAATTACATAAAGCTTGAAAAAATAAATAATGATTGGAGTAACTTAGCAGGCTTGGAAATTAGTTGGTATATTGATCCCTCTCCTCAAATTCCATATAGTGCAACCGTGAAAAGAGAGGATTTAAAAAATCATTCATTTGTCGGTGTAAACAATGGAATAGAATTAGGAAACTGGAGCGAAAATTCAAACGTTCTATACTTTAAGGTTAGTTATATCCAGGATTGCCACATTACCAAAATCACAGCCTTATAGGCTTATTTTTTTACGAAAAAACGGGGAGATGAAATATATATGTATGCACCATTACCAAACGTCGGTCCAATGAATTGGATTGACGCAATGGAACACTTAGACACAAATCCATTATTATTCACACTGGCAGTTTTAATTTTCGCTGATGTGATAACTGGAATTTCAAAATCACTAGTAACATCCACTACCGACAGTTCAATCGGAAAAAAAGGATTTGCTATTCATATCACGATCATATTGCTAGTTTGGTTGCTTTATCCGTGGTCAATTGCTATCGGATATAAGTGGGTAGGCGATGCGGTTCTGTGGTTGTGGATTTTTATGTATGCTACGTCAATCACAGAGAACGTAGGACAAATGGGCTTACCATTACCACACTTTATCAAGGATAGGCTTAATAAGCTTAGTGATTACGCTGAAAATGGCGAGCCAAAGAACGAAAATAAGGAGGACAAATAATGAATTTTAATGTTGACAATACTTTTGAATTAGGAACTTATGAAGGTTCATCCCAACGTACAACTAATAAATTTATTGTTTTGCACGAAACGACAAATATCGGCGCCAAAGCCAACGCAAGCTACTTCAAGAATAATTGGGCGACAACTCAAACGTACGTCCAATACGTCATTGGTGACGGTGGCAAAATTTATCAAGTTGGTGCTGACGGCTATCAAGCCTGGGGAGCAGGTAGCTATGCTAATGCCAACTCGCCAGTTCAAATTGAACTAGCTAGAACTACCGATAAGGTCGCCTTTAAGAAGGACTACGAAGTGTTCGTTAATTTCGCACGTGCCAAGGCTCAAGAATTTAGCATCCCTACTACACTTGATGCTTATGGAAATGGAGTTAAAACACACAAATGGATTAGCGATAACATCTGGGGTTCACATACTGATCCAGTGGTTAGCTACCTGGAACCATTCTGGGGTATTACACAAGACCAACTAGCTCATGACATTGCCAACGGAATCAGCGAACCAGTAGCACCTAAGAAGACGTTTACTAATATCAACAACGTTGTTACTGTATTAAATGGCAATATCAAAGGCTATACGACATATAAGCTCGACGGTTCAGCTAACCCTACTACTAACATTGCCCCCAACACTGGCTGGGTATCATTGGGTATCGAGATGATTAATGGCAAGCCTCATTACTTGATTGGTAGAGACATCTACATTCCTCAATCAATTACCACGTTCAAAGGCAAAGTACTGATCAATTCAGACATCCCTGTACATGCCGTAAATCTCAAAGGCGAAGTAGTAGGTGCTAATCTCGATGGTGGTTCAGCCTGGAAGTATGTAGCGGTTGTTAACGTTCCTAAAGTTGGTTACTGCTACAAAATTGCCACGGACATGTATCTACCACTCAAATATGCTCAAGGCTCTGGATATAAAGGATAA